AACAGTCGAGACGGTTGAAGAACAAGTGGTGCCTGCAGAACCTACTATCGAAACCCAACCGCAAGACGAGAAGAAGTACACAGATGCAGAAGTCGATGCTATCATCGACAAAAAATTTGCTAAGTGGAAATCAGAGCAAGAAGCCAAGGAAAACGAAGCTAAAAAACTTGCCAAGATGAACGCTGACGAGAAACAAAAATATCAGTTGGATCAACGTGAGCAAGAACTGGCTAATCGTGAACAAGCGATTGCTCGTAAAGAATTGACCGCAGAAGCTAAAACAATGCTAAGTGAACGTGGCTTACCAGTTGAATTAGTAAACGTGGTTGATTTGACGAGTGCTGAAACAGTGACCGAGTCGGTCGCAAGTATTCAGAAATCGTGGGAAGAAGCAGTTCAGAAGGGAATTGCTGAGCGTACAAAAGGCGGAGCACCTATTAAGACTGCGCCACAAAATAGCAACGAGCTTACTAAAGCTCAATTTTACAGAATGACCCATGCAGAAAAGGCGAACTTGAAACAGACAAACCCTGAACTGTATGATTCATTTTTGAATTAGAAAAAGGAGAATTTAAAAAATGACACAAACTAAAATTGCAAATCTTGTAAATCCTCAAGTAATGGGCGACATGGTCGCAGCTAAGCTACCTAAAAAACTACGTGTGGCACCATTCGCCACAATTGACCGTACCTTGGTAGGCGTACCTGGTAACACTATCACAGTTCCATCTTACACTTACATTGGCGACGCTGAAGACGTAAACGAAGGTGTAGAGGCTGGTGTAGTTACCCTTGGTACTTCTACTAAGACTGCTACAATCAAAAAAGCAATGAAGGCAGTAGAATTGACCGACGAGGCAGTTCTTTCTGGCTATGGCGATCCAGTAGGAAACGCTGAGAACCAACTTGCACTTGCAGTTGCATCTAAAATCGACAACGATGCCTTGGATGCTCTTTTGGCAACAAACACACGTAAGTACGACTCTAAAACTAAAGCAATCAGCTATGACGTTATCGTGGACGCTATTGATTTGTTTGAAGAAGAAGTTAATACTGAAAAAGTAATGTTTGTCAACCCTAAACAAGTAACTACTTTGCGTAAGGATCCTAACTTCATCTCAGCTGATAAATATCCAGCTAACGTTGTTATGACTGGTGAGATTGGTACAATTGCAAACACTCGCATCGTGCCTACTAAGAAAGTAAAACTTGACACAACTAGCGCATTTTACACTTGCCCTATCATCAAGCTTACTCATGATGACGAAACTGAACAGGACACTGCAGCATTGACAGTTTACCTTAAACGTGACCCAAACGTTGAAGTAGACCGTAAGTCTTTGAAACGTACTACTGAAATCTCAATTGATGAGTTCTACACAGTGGCTGTTTCTGACGACTCTAAGGTAGTGCTTGCGGAAGTTAAGAAATAATGAAAGTTAAAGCTATACAATCATTCAATGACTGGGAAGCTGGGATTAGACGACAAGAAAATGAAGTCTTTGAAATTACGGACGAGCGCTTTGAGGTGCTTGAAAATAATTTAAAGGTCAGCTTCAGCGTGTCTATTTCGGATGTCCTTGAAATCATTGAAGAAGAAACCGAAACACAAGGAGACGAGACGACTCCTTTAGATTAGGAGGTCTTATGGAACTTGAAAAACTTAAAATATTGACGGGCGAGAGTGACAAAGTAGTCCTCTCGTCTTTGATTTTACGGGCAGAAAATATCATTTTATCAGAAACTAATCGAGACAAACTAACACCTGCTCTTGAGAGACTGGTGCCTGAGATTGTTATCGAGCTCTACAACCGTTCAGGAAGCGAGGGAGAGCAATCTAGGAGCGAGGGTGGTATATCTGTTACCTACTCTGACAACGGGTTGTCTAAGGGCGTTTTACAGCGTGTACGAATGCATAGGTTAGCAAGGGTGGCAGGTCATGTTTTTGAAAAAGAATAGACTGAAACCCTACCCTCTCAGACGGTTTAAAAAAACTGTATCGGACGAGGGCGTTGTTAAAGAAGGATATGCGGACGAGGTTGAGGAAGTACGTCTTGAGTTGTGGCCAGCTAGTAGTAAGCTACAATCTGAAATCTACGGAGACCGTATCAACGATATCTTGAACGCAAATGCGAGCAAGGATGCAAACATCAATGTCAAAGATGGTGTTTGTATCGATAGCAAGACAGAGGTCACACATCGTGTTATTTCAAAAAAAGTATACAGTCAACATCAGGTATTGGAGGTAGAACGTGTCAGAGCTTCTAGGGGCAGATAGGCTCATCGCTAAGTGCCGTAAATTGTACGGTACAAAAGCTGCTGATATTACTAGACAAGCTGTCTTGCATGCTTCTAAGACCATTGTCCAGGCAGATGCTAAACTAAGAGCGCCATCGAATGAAGGCGAACTAAGAAACAGTATCAAAGCAAGGGTTAAAGTTGAGGGGGACCGAGTTTTTGGTGAGGTTTACACAAATCTACACTATGCTCCATATGTTGAGCTCGGAACTGGTCCAAAAGGACTAGCTAGCCACGCTGGGATTTCTCCTGACGTGAACGTGTCTTATCGCTCCACGCCTTGGTTCGTGCATGAAGACCAGATTGACGTAGGAAAGTATCACTTCCAAAAAATGGGAGAGTTCTACAAGATGTACGGTCAACCAGCACAACCTTTCTTGTACCCCGCTTTAAAAGACAATCATGACCGCATATCGAGAAGTATTTCAAAATACGTTAGTAGAAAGATTAGAGAACAGATAAGATGATCAATATTAAGCCAGTTATTTATAAAGAATTGCAGAAGGTCGCAGATAATGTGACCGACACTTATCCGAGCGATTGGGAGCACTTCCCAGTCGTTATTTTTTTGGAAGAACAAAACAAGCCAGGCGACTGGTTCGACGATAAGGAACAAAAAACATCAATTCGCTATAAGGTTGATATCTTCGATAATGATAGCACTAGCAACCTTGCAGTTAAAATCAATGAGATTTTCGCTTCATTAGGCCTGCGTAGGATTGAAAGTCAAGATATCCCTGACCCCTCTCATTTGAGGCATAAATTGATGAGATTTGAAGGTATTGTCGACCTTGACTCTGAGCTTGTTTATCAATACAGAATGGAGAATTAATACATGTTAGCAAATGGAATTACGCTGTCTTATGGAACAGCTAAAGGAACTTATACCAAACTTGCAGGACTAAAAGAAGTACCTGAATTCGGTATTGAACCTGAAAAGGTTGAAAATACCACCCTTGAAGACAAGGTTAAAAAATATGAGTTCGGTATTGGCGATGCTGGGGAGCTTGAATACAAATTCGCTTATAAAAACGACGGGGCAGATGCTCCTTACCGTGTTTTGCGTAACGCAGCAGACAACAAAACTAAGCTCTTCTTTGAACAAACCTACCCAGACAACACCAAGGTCAAATTTGAAGGACAGGTATCTGTCAAACTTGGCGGTGGTGGTGTGAACTCTGTTATTGAGTTTACTCTTAAAATCGCATTGCAATCTGAACTTGAATTTACAGACGGAATTGGAGGTTAATTAAATGGCTCTACCATATACGACATGGAAGGTCAGCGAGGATAAGGAGTTAAAACTCCGCCTCACTTCCTTGCAAGGGACTAAAGTTGAAGAAAAAATTGGAGCAAACTTGCTCAAGGTATTCATGCCTGAAGAAGGTGAAACTTTCACATTGCCTCCTTTGAAGGTGATGCTGCTCTTAACTCATGGAGCACTTCAGAAATACGAACACGGTATTTCATTTGAAGATACATCTGACCTTTACGACGAGTATGTCGATAATGGTGGAGATCAAGCAGCGTTCATGGCAGATGTTATCTTGCCATTACTCCAAGTTTCGGGTTTTATGCCACGGGAGAAACCAAGCAAGAAGAAAGCTCCCAAGAAACCCAAGCTGGAAGTAGTCGAGTAGAACAGACTACGGTCAATTCTATAACTGAAATGGTTGAGAGGCTTTACCCTATGTTTTTAGACATCGGGGGGGAGCCTCTCGTTTTTTGGGATTTGACGGTTCTTGAAATCAGAGAAATGATTGAAAGTTATAACCGTGTTAGGATTCAAAAACAAAAAGACAAAATCATTGAGTCGTATAGGCTTTCGCAAATGATTGCTAATAATGTTTCTTTGTTACTCTCGAAAGATGCTAAACCGCTTGAGGTTTGGGACTATGCCCCTGAATTATTCCAGGACGAGAGAGAACAAGTCGAAAAAGCGAGATTGGCTCAAGAGTTGAGATTACACCAAGAACGCATGCGCATGTTTGCTGAAAGTCACAACAGGAAATTTAAGACGAAAGGAGAATAAATGGGAGTTACTCTTGATGAGCTCAAGGTAATGATTGATGCTGAAATTGCGCCTTTCAAAAACAAAATGAAAGAAGTAGAGAACAGGGTCAAAGATGCATCTGGCAAGGTGCAAGAGTCAACCAACAAAATCAAAACTCAGTCAGGATCCATGCTAGGTGTTTTTGGTAAATTAGCTAAATTCGCTGGTTTTGCTTATCTTGGAAAGAAGTTGCTAGACGTTGGTATGTATTCGACACAGATGGCTCTTGAGGTTACAGCTTCAGTCAACCAAATTAAACGCCAAATGGGCGAGAGCTCGCAAACATTCTTAAAATGGGTTAACGATAACGCCAACGCTATGAATATGAGCGTAGGAGAAGCTACAAACTACGGTGCGGTTTATTCTAACCTTTTCTCTGGTTTTATTAAAGATTCAGGGAAATTAAGCGCCTATACTGCTAAAATGTTGCAAACATCTGCAGTTGTAGCCGAGGGTTCAGGACGTAGCATTACGGACGTTATGGAGCGTATTCGTTCAGGTCTACTAGGTAACACAGAAGCAATTGAGGATTTAGGAATCAACGTCAATGTGGCTATGATCCAATCCACAGAAGCCTTTAAACGTTTTGCAAACGGGCAAAGCTGGGACCAGCTTGATTACCAAACACAACAACAAATTCGCCTTATGGCTATCCTGGAACAGGCAACCGCCAAATATGGCACGACCTTGTCCCAATCAGTAAACGGGCGCATTAGCTTGTTTAAATCATTGCTAAAAGACTCAGCTCTCAATATTGGTAATGCTTTCTTACCAATTATCAATGCCATTATGCCAATCTTGAACTCGTTTGCTATGGTATTGAAAAATGTTACTGGCAAATTAGCAGAGTTTATCGCCTTGCTATTTAACAAGAAAGCGAGCGTTAAAGATAGCGGTGTAGCTAGTGCAGCAAGTAGCGCTGGAGATGCTTTAAAAGACGCAGCAGGCGGGGCTGGTGACCTTGCTGATGCCATGGATGATGCAGACGATGCTTCAGGTGGTATTGCTGATAACTTAGACGACACTGCCAAGTCAGCCAAGAAAGCCGTTAAAGAGTTGCTAGGTTTAATGGGATTTGACGAGATCAACCTCTTAAACAAAAAAGACGACCCTGACGACGGAGACGGAGCTGGCAAAGGTAGAGGTGGCGGCGGTGGTGGCAAAGGTAAGAAAGGAAAAGGAGGGGGCGGTGGCGCACCTTTCAAAGACATCTTACCAGAAGTTGCTCTTACCGATATGGATAACCAGTTCAAGAGTATTTTTGACGGTCTTGGAGATAAGTTGAAAGGTTTATTTGATTATTTAGCGAAGCTCTGGGATTTATTTAAACAAGGTTTTTCACTGTCGTTTAGATGGGATAGCCTTGAGAGACTTAAAAATGCATTGAGTGGTATCTGGAAATCTATCAAGGATATCTTTGAAGACGGGACGGTCTTGCAAGCTGCAGCTCGCTTTGGGGAAAAGTTAGCTTTTGCTTTAGGCCAGACGGCTGGTACGATAGCTAATGTCATCATGGGTATTGCGGTATTTCTTGCTGAAAGTCTGAACAAATCTCTAAATGATACCAAGTGGGATATTAAGTCATGGCTCATTCGTATGTTTGATATTAATGGCGATACGATTGCTAGCATTGGGAATATTGCACAAAGTATTGGTCAAATCTTCTACGACACCATAACAAGTGAACCTGCTACAAATATCGGGGCTGGTCTTATCTCTGCGTTCACATACGCATTTATGGGCGTTACTGAGCTTGTATCTAAAAGTACCAGAGATGTTGTAAAACAGATTGAGAAAACAATCACGGACAACCAAGGAAACATTACAGAAATGTTTACTGGTTTGCTCAAAGCTGCAGAGCCAGTTGTCGAAGCTCTGGCCAGCACTATGAAGTCCATCTTTGAAAAAGCTAATAAAGTCTATGACGAGCATATCAAGCCGTTAATTGACAAAGCTGGAGATTCATTATCATCTATCGTCAAAACGTTCACGACCGTTTGGGATGAAAAAATTCAGCCGATTTTGGAAGAAATAGGTGCTGGGTTTGCAGATACGATTGAAAATCATATAGGACCAGCGGTTGAGAAATTCCTAGAATTACTAGGCAGTATTGCTGACTTGGTTGGAGCTGTATACGACAAACTTGAACCTTTAATTACTTTCATCATTGAGAAAATTATTAATGAGTTAGCACCGTCAATTAAGCGTATTGGGGATGAATTAAAGACATTCTTTGATACAGTTTCAGACATTGTATCTGGTGTCATTGATATCATTAAAGGTATCATCGACGTGATAACGGGTATCATCAATGGAGATATGTCCAAAATCATTGAAGGTTTCTCTAGTATCTTTAACGGGGTGCTTGAAATCGTTGTAGCTATCTTCAAGTCGTTATTGAACTTAATTATTAACATTTTGACGAACATCTGGAATACAATTATTTCAACGTTCCAGAGCGCTTGGGATGGAATTACCAACATTCTAGGTGGTGCTGGAGAATGGTTCGCTAATACATTCCAAGGAGCTTGGGATGGTGTAGTTAATATCTTTTCTAATCTAGGGCCTTGGTTCTCTGAACGTTGGAGTGATGTCACTAATGCTCTATCAAACATTGGAGCATGGTTCACGGATATGTTTCAGAAGGCATGGACTGGCTTGACGAATGTGTTTAGCGGTCTTGGTAATTGGTTTACTGGGAGATGGAATGACGTCACGAATGCACTTGCTAACGTAGCCACTTGGTTTGGAAGTATCTTCACAAGTGCTTATAATGCAGTGGTTAACGCATTTAGCAACATCGGTAGCTTCTTTAGTGGTGTCTGGTCTACCGTCAAGAATATCTTTGTCGGAGCTGGTCAAGCAGTCGGTAGTGCAGTAGGCGGAGCATTTAGAAGCGCAGTTAACGCAGTGCTTGGAACAATCGAGAACGTGGTTAATGGTTTCATTGGTATGATCAACGGTGTTATTGGTTTGATTAACAAAATCCCTGGCGTATCTCTTGGCGGTATTGGCTATGTGAGCCTCCCTCGTCTTGCCCGTGGTGGTATCGTTGACAGTCCTACTGTAGCCATGATTGGTGAGGCTGGTAAAGAGGTTGTGATGCCTCTTGAGAATACTGGGTTCTTACAGACCATGGGACGTATCGTAGGCGGTGCTGTCGTTAACGCTCTAGGTGGTGGATTGCCACAATCTGGAGGATTTAGTGGCAATGGTGACATCGTGATCCAGATTGGTGGCCACGAATTCGGACGTGTGGCTATTCAAGAAATCAATAGAGAACAGGAACGTGCAGGACAAGTCTTGCTTAACATTTAGAGGGAGGTAAAATGGCACGCTTAATTATTAATGGGGTGGCTGTCAAGCCTCCCAAATATTTTCAGGTCGATATCCAGGACATCGACGGAGAAACAGGGCGTAATGCTAACGGAGACATGGTGCGTGACCGTATCACGGTTAAACGTAAACTAGATTGTGAGTGGGGCATGCTGACTCAAGATGAAATGAGTCAACTTTTAAATGCCGTATCACCTGAATTTTTTACGGTGTCCTATCCTGACCCTATGTCGGGTCAAACCACGAAGACTTTTTATGTTGGAGACAGAACGGCTCCTAGCTATTCATTTACTGAGAAGTTCAAGCCTTGGTCTGGTGCTAAGTTCAATCTGATAGAAAGGTAGGTAGAACATGGATATATTCAGACGACATAAATTCAATGAAGCGATGTTCGCTAAAAACCGTACTCTTGCTATCAGAGTAGGACAGTATCAATCAAGTGATATCAAAGAAGCTAATTTTGAGTACGGCTACATCAAAGGCGATACTTACAAGCCTGGCGGAACATGCGCAGGCAGTGCTAAAATCGTCTTTACGAGCATCATTACCACTTTTAATAAGCTAGATAAGATTCATCCTGAAATCGGTCTTTTGGTTGATGGAACCTACGAATGGGTGAAGATGGGTGAATACTTTATCAACGATATTGAAATTGACCGAAATCGAAACACAACTACACTAGACCTCATGGACGGAATGTTCAAGCTAAATCATGAATATGTCACAGACTTGACTTTCCCGGCAGAAATCAGACAAGTTATTAAAGAGATTTGTCTAAAAGCTGGTGTAGAGCTAGCAAACGAAAACATGGATATCACATCCATGAATTATGCAATCGAGACTAAACCTAAAGAGAAAAAAATGACATTCAGAGATGTGTTGAGTCTAGCTACTCAGATGCTCGGAATGTCTTGTTTTTTTAACCGAGAAGGAAAACTTGAAATCAAAGAGTTGACCGACTCAGGTATCGTGATTACCGCAGATAATTACTTCTTACACGGCTTAACTAAAAGCGAAGTCGAGTATCAGATTGCAGGTATTACTTGCAAGAAAGACAAAGAAGGTCTAACTGTCGGAACTCGCACAGGTCGTTCGCTTGAAATTGAAAATCCGTTCATGACTCAATCGATTTTAGATAACCTTTATCACAAAATCAAGGACATTCGATACTATCCATTCAACTTGAACTTTCAAGGCCATCTTCTCCTTGACGTTGGCCAATGGGTGACAATCAAAACAAACAAGGGAGAAACATTTAAAACTCCTGTATTGAGTCAATCTTTTAGTTTTAAAGGAGGCCTTCGTAGTCGTATCAGCGCCGATAGTAAATCAGGAAATGATGCACAATATTCGTATGCCGGGACTATTACTAAGAAAATTGAACAATTTAGCGAGTTTGAAAAACAACTTCAAAACCAAATTGAAGAAGCGGACAGAGGATTTGATGCCAAGGTTGGCCAAATCAAACAGGATTTCAATGATCAACTCGAACTCGCCAAAGCCAAAGCAGAGGAGAATAAGAAGGCCTTGTCCGAAGAAATAGACAGACGATTTCAAGATTTCAGTCCAGCTGGATTTGAAGAAGCCAAAGCAAAAGCAGAAGAAGCTCTCAGGAAAACTGGAGCAAATACTGAACTTGCAAACGAAGCTAAACGTCTGAGTGAACGTATTTCAGGCGACATGAATACGTTTAAAAGCGATTATAGAGCTGATTTGAACGGTCTCAACTTGAGAATCACTCAAACGACAACAAACAACATTCAGATGTTTGGCGCATTTACAAGCAACATCAACGGGCGCATGGCTCAAATGTCAAGTCTAGTCGCTGGCAAAGCAGACCAAATCGAGTTCCAACGTGTCAAAGAAACAGCTCAACTCTACGAGAGAATTATCGGAAATACTCAGAACGGTATCGCAGATAATATTTCTCGCATGGTAATGACTAACCAAATCTTTCAAACAGAAGTCAAGAAGTATGTTGAAGATAATTCAAACCTTGTATTTGACCCAACGAATTTCAGTAAGTGGCAGAAAAAGCAATTAGAAGCAAACATTGTCGAAGTTCAAGCTGACACAAAATTGCTAAGAATCACAAATTCTGGTAAAAATCAACCTGTATATCATGGATTCAAACTACCTCTTACTACATCTAATTTTAGACAGGGCGAGAAGCTCAGCTATCGCATAGAAGTATGGGTAGATGTTTTACCAGATGCACCGCTTGGAATTGAGCTATGGGCCTCTGACGGTGGACTTGCATCTGATAGAGTAACCCTAACACAAACAGGTACTCAAATCATCACTGGTACGATGACCGTTCAGAAATCATCGACAAAATCAAGAGAATTTCCTCTTGAAATTTGGTTAATGAAAAACGGTACGGTTGCCGTCGGTAAAGTATCGCTTATTCGTGGTGAAACACCTCCGAAAGAATTCAAAGATGATACATCGGCACAAGACCTTGTAACTCAAACAAAGGTGTCACAACTCTTTGATTCGTACGCAATACAGACCTTGACTAATGCTGGTGCCATCGCTTCACAAATCAATACGAACGCTAACAATATCTTGATTGAAGCTAATAAAATCCGTCTAAAAGGGAAAACGCTTGCTGATGAAATCACGGCTATTGACGGTTATTTCAAGCGCCTATTTGTAGGAGATGCCACAGTTGGTACATTGAATGTTGATATTATTCGCTCAAATTCAATTTCAGCAGACAAGTTGATATTTGATACTGCTTTAGCGAAGAAGCTTGTAGCTAATGATGTATTTACTGATACGCTTGCTGCTAAAACAGCTTTCATCAACAAGCTACGGTCAGTAGTAGTTACTGCGACATTGCTTGAAGGGTACAAGGGTAAAATCGGAGGATTCCAAATTGGTACACACGATAAAGACCCTACTGTTTTCTGGTTGACTGGTTCTAACAGTTTCCGTGTTGGTATGTCAGACGGTGGTTGGAAAACAGGGCAAACTGCCCTTTGGGTGAACTGGGGAAATAACTGGGGAACACCGGGCAATCAGGCTTGGTTTGTGAAAAATACTGGTGAAATGCATTGTTACAATACTGCGAGATTCTGGAACACACCTGTCGTCTACGGAAATTTACGAGTTACTGGTAAGATTTACTACGATGAACGTGAAAATGGTGGTGGTTATGGATTTTGGATGAGTTCTCCTAGATACACACACATGAACGCTCAAAATGGCTATCTGTATTTTTATTTAGACAACGGTACATACGACTGGATTACGCTCAACAAAGACTTATCAGACCGTAGATACAAGACAAATATCCAAGATAGTCAAGTCAACGGACTCGATGTCATTGAAAGTCTTAAAACGTACTCTTATCGTAAAGAATATGATGGTAAAGCCGAAGATATTTCATGCGGTATCATGGCTCAAGATGTCCGTGAAGTCGCTCCAGAAGCATTCTTGGAGAATCCAGACGGTGCTTATTCATATAACACATTCGCACTATTGCCTTTTCTCATCAAGGCAATTCAAGAATTGAACCAAAAGGTAGAAAGGTTGGAAACAACATGAACGAACAAGACAAACAAATCAGCAGTCTCACGATTAAATCGTTGAGTGAACGAATCAGCAATGAAGCTACTCAATCAGCTACACTAGAAGCTCTATACACAGTTACAGCTATGGAACTTGAGCAGATGAAACGAATCATCGAATCCGACGAAGAACTAAAAGTAAAATTTGAAGAAGTGAAATTGAAA